CGAATGCTATTTCCAAAAAATCGCTCATATTGTTCTGGAGAATCAAAAAACAACTTTCGGGGTTCTCCATCTAAAGACATATTTGCGCGAAAATAAAAATCCTCCATAGAGGAACCAACATTGTGTCCCTTCCCATAATATAATCCAGAGGTCGCGTTCCGAATTGGCGAACCAATGTCTCCACAAGAATACAAATACTTGGGCTTCTGATTCTTACTCATTGGTATGATATGCCGGTGTCTATCCGCGGTTAAATTCACCACTTGCTTTCCCTGAAGACGGCTAGAAACGGAAGAAACCTCCTCGGCTCCCGCGTCCCCATGAAATTCATTTTCATAATCCATGATTATACGACTAATGTGACGTTTACGATTACAAAGGTTTAGTGCCTTTTGCGTATATTAAGTTTAGTGTCTTTAAGTTTTTTTGACAATAAAATATTTTAAGGCTATGTCAAAACATAAATATTATTATTTAGATATTTTATTTACATCCAAATTTACATTAGCGATTACAGTTGTAATCTTTGAGACTGGTTAAAAAAGTGTGCATCATTTTTATTTTGGGTTCTCCTACACCAGGCGCATACGGAAAATGGTGTATGACTTTATCACTATTTATATTGTAATCTTTATTTACAACATAAGATTTTAATATTTTATTATTGAATAAATTATATTTAAAAGCATTATATACTATAAAAGGTTGATCATAAAAAATATGATCTCTAGTTAGCATATCTTTTTTGATTTCATCAAATAAAAATTTAATTTTTTTACAATTTTTAAATAATAATACGGCGCTAGTAAATGCAGTTTTATCTTGATAATTATGAATTTCATTATCAGTAAATAATCTTTTTCCCCAATAATCCAAATCTCTATCTAAATCTATTGCACCTTGCTCTAATACATAGAGTAAATTTTCTCTACAAACGTCAAATACTTTATGAATGTCATCTTTTACCAATATATCTGTATCTAAATAAAGTATTTTATCATAAATTGAAACAGATGATAGATTAAATAAGTCTAATCTTGCTTTGCAAGCTAAATCAATATTATCATATGAGTCATTTATTTCAAAAATTATTTTTTCGTTACATAAAGGATTTTGTTTTATCATATTCATAAATTTCGTTGATGTATATAATAGTATATTAGTATCATCGCTCAAATTTCCATAAAGCAGTATGCTTTCTAAAAGAAAATAAAACAATTCTACATATTTTTCACTATTAAAAACGCAAACAAAAATACAATTCATCTTGAATTTTAACAAAATAAAATAATAAAATAATAAAATAATAAAATAAAAAAATACTTTATTATTTTTATAAAAACGAAATTAATAATTATTGATTATTAGATTATATGTCACTATTTTTGTTAAATTTATCAGAGTTAGATCCTTGTAATATTGTTTTTTCGCTCTTGAATTTGTTTCTCAATAATTTCTTTGATTTTATTTTCTAAATAAAAAACTTTTTCTCTCAGCATCTTGTTTTCCGTAGTTAGATTATGAACTATCCTTGTCTGATCATAGAGTTTTTTCTCCAATGATTGTTGCTGATTTTGGATCTCTTGTAAATGTCTTTTTCGGGCCTCGGTCAATTCTTCCAATTGTTTTTGGACATCTGGTTTATAAATGGGTTTTCCGGGTTCATAATTTTCCAAAATGTCATCTATATCTTTCATAAAAAATTGTTTTATCGTCGGTTCTTTCACAAAATCGTCCACTGTTTTTGTAGAACAATTAATAAATTGGTTTGGTGTCTCCAACATGTTTTTTTTGTCATAGGAATTATGGACATGAGAGAAAACTAGAATCGTTTTCAATGGATCCAATTGAACAAATGGAATTGTGTAGTTTTTCAAAAATTGTTTTTCTTCCGCTAAACATGCGTGGTCATCATATTTGGTATGTTTTAATAATTCACGGCGAAATGCAAATGTGGCCGCAGTAGAATGATTTGGTCCATAAGGGCCAAATTGATACATTTTTTGAATATGTTTGAAATAAATATACATTTCACTTGACCCTGCGCATAATACTTGAGGATTATTTTGAAGTGTAGCGACAGCATGAGATATTCTCTCGGGAGGATAATAATCATCATCATCCATATAAACCAAAATATCTCCGGTGGATTTCTCGTGCATTATATTGCGTTTTTTCCCAAGGGTCATTTTTTCTGAAAATGAAAAGTATTTGACTTGCGGAATATGTGACACTAAATCTCCGATTTTATCTGTGCCGTCATCTATAATAATCCATTCTATGCGATCTGTGGGATAATCTTGGTTCAAAAAACATTGAATAATAATAGGAAAAAAGGGACGGCGATTGAAAGTAGGTGTGCAAACACTCACTAATGGATATATGTTAGTTTTATTTTTTTTTTTTGTTGTATCTTTTTTTACCATTTTGTCTATATTTTTATCTATATTTTTACATTTAATTTGTTTTGGTTTATTTGTTTGTTTTGGTTTATTTGTTTGTTTTTTATTTTATTATCTTCCAATTCTTCCCTTACTACGAAATGCACTTCTTTGTGCTTTATGTTCTGAAGTTGGTAATTTTTTCACAGGAACTAGTTTTTGTTCAGGTTCGGGTCCAGCTCCAATTGGTTGGATTGAAGGCGTTTCTATAGGTATTGTAGGTGTAGTTTGTGGCTGTTGTGTGTCTTGTTGCATTTGTGACTGCATTTGTGACTGCAGTTGCGGTTGTAGTTGCGTTTGAGGTTGATATTGTGCTCCTTGTTGCATAGAAGCAGGACTTTGTATATTTACCGGCGCTTGTAAAACTTCGGATCGTGTTGTCTGCGAAAACTGTTGTCCTCCTGAAAGCGTCTCCACATTAATAGGAATAGATTCCAAATGTTCACATTGTTTTATGTTTTGTAAATAATCGGTCAATCCAGAACTCACATTGTCTCCATTAGATGGTTTATAAGAATGAAAAATTTGAGTAAAGAAATAGCAACCAATGCAAACAATAATGGCGGCTACACCTGCCGGAGCGCCCATAATAGAAAATGAATCAGTAATCAAGAAATAAGCCAATATATACATGATTATGTTTCGTTTGAATTTCAATACGTCTATTAAGAGAGAAAATACTCCATAACTTTTTTTTTTATCCACCCTGGTCTTTAGAAAGAGTGGAAATAGAAAAGTATAAATGACCGCAACAATTACAAATGGTGTAGATATAAAAGTAGCAACTCCAAACAAAAGCAAAAGAAAAGCTACAAAAATTTTCCACCAATTAAAAAAATTCCATATGGCTCCTGGATTATGTTTCCAAACCGTTTTATTAATATCTTTATTACGTGCGTCTTTTTCACTACAAAACATGGGTAATTTAGAAAACCATAAGTAAATAAAATAAAACCCGTCAATCATTGCTAAACCAAAATAAACAAACATCATCAAATATGGCATCACAAGAATGATCAATGTTTCCGAAAAAAAATTATTAAAAAAATTATAAATAACGTTAATAATGGAAAAATTCAATGCTAAAATACTTTGCATAATAGATGCAAAATATAAACCAAACATATTAGAATGTGGACCTTCTTTTAGTCCTCTTAACCAAGTAAAAAAACTATGATTAGACATAATGTCCATATTTTCCTCTATATCAAATGTCATTTTTGTAGAAGTGTCATTTCCATGTTCCTTGGTGATATTTACGTTTGTTGCCATATTCAGATCAGAGAATTTTGGAGGAATGTCTGTATAGGGCGCAAAATCTATGCAAGAAGGAAATAGGTTTGCTTGAGATCCACGGCATGTATAAAGCATACATGTTCCAATGATAATAATTACACCTAGGTGAATTAATTGACTGGCAATTGTTTTCACTACTGTTAGTTCATTTGCCGAATTATTAGAATTTGTATTATTTATTTCAGATCTTTTTTCATCAATTGCGGGAGTGGATGACATGTTGTTATAAATAATGAATATAATTTTTCCTCTTTTTCTTTTCATTATTCTTTTTCTTTTTCTTCTTTTCTTCTTTTTCGTTTTCTTCTTTTCTTTTTTGTGGTAAACGAGATTTGGGATTTGGGATTTCTTTTCTAAAGAATATAATATGAAAGAAAGTCAAATGATAATATTCATGTGGGCTATTTTAGCATTTACCTTATTAATAATTATTATTTATTGGACAACTTATATTACAAAGAATCATATTCATGTTTGTGAATCTTTTTTGACTCTAACAAATGCAACCAATGGACCTAATTATAGTCATACCGTAGATTTGCCTATCAATACTACCTTATCCTGTAAAAATATGTGTGGTTCTTTGGGACGGTGTTATTTAACTGGCGAGCAATGCACGTCCGATGTGGATTGCTTTGGTTGCCAAACTTCGCAAAATCCAAAAATGTTGTCTATAGAATTGTTACGTGGGCAAAATGACGCCGGAAAAGAAACCACTGGAGTTACCCCGTCTTATTCTGTATTAACTACGGATATTGGAACCAATGCAAAATTATATAATAAATTAAACATAGATCCGCCTCAATATGATATTGGTGTGAATACTTGGCGCAAAAAATATGATGACGGACAAAAGTTTTTTGATATGCGTTATTCTCACGGACAATTGGATTATATGCCTACGTATCCTAAAAGAAAAACCCTATCTGGCCAGTTTGATGATGATGGACCATTGGCTTCCAATGCTTATTTGTCTTCTTGAACCAAATGGAATATTTTAACTTTTTCAAGTTTTTGAAAAAATTGAAATATAATACTTTCCTGGTAGATAAAGTAACTCTTCTTCCTGTCTAGATTGTCGTAGTTTTAATATTACACTTTTCCACAAATTCAAAAAAATGGAATATTATATTGTGTCGCGTGAATGGCTATGTGCGCATGAAGTAAAGGAATGGCGAGAAACAAATACGTTTTCTAAAAAAACATCCATAGATGTGTATGAATATAATATATCACAATTTGAAGCAGATATAAATGCAGAATTAGAAGATGGTTGGGAACCATTGGGGTCACCACAATTTTCCGGTCGTTGGACCGGAAAGGCGGGATATAATCGTTCTGTAAATATAGCCACTCAGGCCTTGGTGCGGCGTAAAAAACTAGCTGAACCTACTCCCCCGCGTCATTCTTCCAGGCTTTCTTCCAATACGGCCAAATAATGTATTTACAAAACCGAAAATAACAAAAACAAAAAAATTGGAAAAATACAATAAATAAAAGTAAAAATATATATTGTATTTTTTTAACGGTTGCATTTTGCAAATGGAAATAAAAAACATTATCTTCCCATAATATTCAAATCCGCATCTCGTTGTTGTTGTAATTTTTCAATAGTCATACTTTCCGGAATTTTTGCTTTTTTGTAATCAAATTCATCTTGTGGAGTACTTATTTTGTCCATATGATTCAACGGCACATAATTATGCATTTGTCGCATCCCGCCATTCCCTTTGGTATTCAACTCTTCAGAATCCATATCCAGAAAACTATATTGATCCGAGGCAATTCCTCCAAACCCACCTGCTCCTAGAGAAAAAGCCATGGGTTCCATATTGTTACTCGTTGCCTGTCGCACCACGGTTTCTTGTGCTGGTTTCAGATGATTATAGATGCTATCTCCATACAAAACCTGAAAATTATTATTTAAAAGCAACAATGCTGGAACTTTGGTGACATTTTCAGGCATTACAATTTGCTGCCCATTCTCCAAAACAATTTTCATTTTCCCATCTGGTCCGCGTACTCTTTTATCAATGCAAATAAAATGAATTCCTTTGCTTACTTGCGTTTTAGATAATACTTTTAATAGTTTTTTAGAGTGTTCGCAAAAATTACTATAGTAAAGAATGGAAGACATTTTATTGTATATTAAGTTTATTGCATTTCTTTTTTAACCAATTTTTCCGCGAATAAACATTTCATTTTATTCCATTTTATTCCATTTTATTCCATTTTATTTTGCTAGATTTGTTGGAATTCTACAATTTACATAAAAAATTGATTAGAATATCAATTAAATAGAATTTATTCCATATATAGTATATCGTACTTTACCATGAATCCCCGCGTGGAAAACGTTTCTAATTCTGATGGAAAACTAACATTTACCTTAAGCGGTATCAATGTAAGTATTGCAAACGCAATTCGTCGTACTCTACTTTCCGATATTCCATTGGTTGTATTTCAAACTTCTCCTTATGAATTAAACAAGGCCAATATAACGATAAATACATCTCGTCTAAATAATGAGATTTTGAAGCAGAGACTAAGCTGTATTCCAATCCATATTAAAGATATGGATATGCCACTGCAAAATTATATCATGGAATTAGATGTGGAGAATGTCACAGATACGATCATGTATGTCACCACAGAACATTTTAAAATTAAAAATGTGGTAAGAAATGATTATTTAACGGAAAAAGACACAAGAGAAATTTTTCCAGCCAATGCTTATACTGGATATTTTATTGATTTTCTTCGTTTGCGCCCCAAGATTTCCGACGAAATCCCAGGAGAACGGATTCAAATGACTTGTGAATTTACAATTGCAACCGCCAAGGACGACGCAATGTTTAACGCCGTTTCTACTTGTTCCTATGGATATACCATGGACGAAGAAAAAATAGAAGAAATTCTCGCACAAAAACAGCAAGAATGGAAGGAAGAAGGAAAAAACAAGGACGATATTGCATTTGAATCAAAAAATTGGCGACTCTTGGAAGGTCAGCGTATTGCAAAAAAGGATAGTTTTGATTTTATATTAGAAACTGTTGGTATTTATACCAATGAAGAATTGGTTCAAAAAGCCTGTTCTATTCTAATAGACAAGTTGAAAATGGTACGCGATTTGTTAGATCAAGACGAATTACGTATTGAACCCGCAATCAATACTATGCAAAATTCTTACGATATAATTTTGGAAAATGAGGATTACACCATTGGAAAGGTATTGGAATACATGTTGTATGCCAAATATTTTGAAAACGCCAAGACATTGACCTTTTGTGGGTTTAAGAAGATGCATCCTCATGATAAGGATAGTATTATTCGGGTTGCTTATGATAAAGAGGCAGATAAGACGGTGGTTAAACAAAATCTGTATTCATCTATAGAAGATGCATTAGGCATATATGAAGCAATATTGCGACGTTTTTAATCATATTTGTATTCCTGTCCTTGTAAAAGAACATCATAAAACCGTTTTCTGATGGGTTCGTGAAGACACCAAAACAATTGATCCGGAGATAAATGATTTACATAAGTAAATACTTTGGTATTAGAAATGTAATTTTTTTTCTCTCTTAATTCATTTAAATACCAAGAATGCAATTTGTTTAAATGCGTCCGGAATATTTCTTTCATGTCCTGTATAGACTGTTCTTTGCATATAAAACAGGCAATGTAATTTTGATACAACGTTTCAGTAAAATCGTGAACTATTTTACGGAAGCGTGCAAATTTTTTTTTGTAGTTTGGGTTTTTCTCTAAAAACTCTTTGATTTTTCCATGGCGACGTAAAACTAAATATTTGTATAATTCTCCTTCGCCTCCCCATCTTACCATGTCCTTGATAAAATGATAAGAAGGATTCCATAGCTTGGTTCGTTCTCCTGTTTTTTGGTTACGAATTACCACTCCTTGACAAGAATAATCCGTATTTGCCGATGCATATTGATTTTCCAAATCCTCGTAATATGTCCAGTTTTCATATTTTTGGGGAACTTTGACGGTAGTCCCATTTTTGCTTCCAATATTCATATACCCTTTTTCTCTGTCCAAAGGAAAAATAAATAGATTTCCATTGGGAACATTGACAATTTCATACCATTCTATGAAATATAATTCCGGTTTTTTGAAATACGCAACTCCTTTAGAAATCGCCGGATGTTGCATGACAAAACTGTAACAAAAACGGCGATCCAATGTATATAAATCTAGATTGACTGCTGAGAGCGTTTCTTTAAATAGGTTTAAAATTGTTTTTTTTGGTGTGCGGTTATGGGGGTCTGCGCAGCCATAAAAAATATCCGCACCAACGGTGTTTCTGGTGGCAATTTCCCAACCGCCAGTAATTTGTATTTTGGGATTCCAAAAGACGTTGATCATGATTCCTTCTACAAATTCCTCGGCCACAATATCGGCTGTTTTTTCGGGATATGCGGTTTGAAAGGAGGAAAAGGACATGGATTTGGGCGGAGAAAAAGAGACAACTATACCATCACCATTTACAATAAGACAACGTAACAAACCAAAATGACTATAGAAATCATGATCAGATGTTAATGCTGTTTTGTTGTAACGAATCATTGTATAAGTCTCATTATTTTTAGTAATATATGTGGTTTTGTTTAGATACGGCGTATCTTTGGCAAAAGGAGAAGAGATTAAGTCATTCCATCCCGGGATTTCATGTATTTTAAATACGACGCCTGTGTCCATATTTTTAATAAAGGAATATGCTTTTAACCCATTTCCTAGTATTTGTTGAAGATTTTTATTTGAGAATTTGCGATATTATAAATTTACATTTTGAAAATCGTCGCAAAAAAGCATAAAAATTTCTACTCTAAATATAGGATAATGTCTCAAAATGAATTAATAAAGTCGCCGACGCCGACTCAAGAAGAGGAACAGGATCCAGTAGAAAAGATATATTTTGAGCCGGAAGAGATACCAGAATCAAAAAAAAAAGAAAAAGATGAAGATGAATCAAATTCCGAGGTTCTCTTGCAATTGGGCGACGTTCTTCGTTTAGACGCGCCTACCAATGATTTATTAAATGATCAAACTTTTATTATTGATTATTTGGATGCAAATCAAGTTCGTTTAGTCAATGTAAAAACATTTCAATTGGTGCCATTAAAAATACATGAGAACGGTGTTTTGGGAGATGGCACCATTGTAGGAATTACGCTGATTTATCGCAATGAAGAACCTGGCTATGCCAGACAAAATCATTTATTGCCTGGAACCTGGGTAAATCTTTATTTTGGTGGAGATATTCCCGCAATTATTACAGGCGAAATAACCAATTTAGAGGAAGATATGATTGAAATTCAAACGTATCCGGATAAAGATGTTATTTATCTAAATTTTGCCTATCAAGGATTGCCATTGGATATTCCTTTGGAAAATAGTGAAATACGTGAACCTCCGGAAAAAGAAACAAAGAAAGAAACAAAGAAAGAAATAGAAGAGGAGCAGGCCTCGCGCCAACTAGAAGAATCAGAAGAACAAAAGGAAATCTTGGAACAAAAAGAAACTCGTGAATCAAAAGAAAAAGATGAAGAGTCGGAAATAGCACCAAAAGAACAATTAGAACAAGAAGAAACAGACGCGGAATTAGAAGAATTTATTCCTATGCCGGTGGCAGATATAAAAGATCAAGTGCGTGAATTTATTCTTCGCGCCAATGAAATTCAGTTTGGCGAAGAGTTAGGTCCCATTGTTCAATATGAAGAGGTGGATATTTCTCAAAAACGTTACACCATTGAAATGCAAGCCAATGATTTATTAGAAGAATTATTATCCACCATTCCAAGTATACAGCGCACAAATAGTGTATTAAATAATATTCATATTATGATTGAACGTTTCAAACAACTACGCGCGGAATTCTCCCAAATGGATGCTTACGGGAATGTTCTCTCCTCTATTCAAAAAGGAGTAGAATGGAAACCATTACAAGAAAATTTGCGCAAATTTAAACAGGCATTGGCTTGGATTCTTCCCGTGGCCAAAAATATGAAAAAAGTATATGATGTAAATCCAAATGAAGAAACAGAATATTCGGATATTGTGGCGCTTCACATTACAGAAGACATTAAAAATATGCGGAATGTTTGGAATCAATACAAATCCAATGATTTTCCAGAAGAACAAAATAAATATGTCAGTTGGATAAACGAGTGGAACCCTTATTGTACCCCGTTTGAAAACCCAAATCAGGAGTTTTTGTCAGACATTCTTTGTGAGACTGAGGTGGAATCCGATATTATGGCTATTTTGGATAATCTTACTGATCTAGAATCTTCCGTGGTAGAAAAGGAAAGCATACAAACCAAAAAATGGGTAATTCAAAAATACAATCTAGGTCTTCAAAAATTGGACGTGGAACAAATGACGGGAAGCAAAATGTTGGCACAACGTGTATCTCTTACCCCATCAGATACAATTGCCGTAAAATCCTTATTGACCTTACCGGAACCAGTAATCCGATATTCACGAATCGCGTTGCCAACCACTAATATTATGGAACGAGCCAATTTGAATACAACGCCATTGAATTACTGGCAACTATTAAATGATAAAACTAATGCAAAAAATATTTTTGTTGATTCTTCGTCTTCAGAATCTGGATTAGGATTGGCAACAGAAGAAGATGTCTTTTTGCAGGGGATACGTCATTATATATGGACGCCAGATATGTCTCAACCAAAACCAGACAAAGATACATACGATCTTTTTTTGAAAAAAGTAATTCCTAAAACGCGCGTCATATTTCAACAAATGAAAAAATATATTACTGGAAAATTATCCTTTTTAGAAGTGGTGAATGCGTTGTCGCCCTTTTTGGTATATACCAAAGACATAACTTTCAAACAATATGAAGAAATTAACAAGTTTTTGATAGAAAAGATTTCTCTCTATAACAAAAGATTCGTAGAGAGAAGTCGGGAGTTTTCTTTGATTTCACGTTTGGAAAAAGAATCGTCACCGCCATCAAATTCGGCGATTCAACGATTGATTCATGAGAGGAAATTGTCAGCTGAAGTATGGGAAAATTATACATTTCCACCGACGGTTCCAATTACTAATGCAGAAACACTTCTCATTATGACCAAAGAAGATGATACTCGTTTATACAGCAATGCTCTTTCTTTGGAAAATCTAGATTTGATGATTCCTGAAAATATTGGATATTTTTTAGAAGAAACTAGTCGTGAGTTGCAAGACAAAATGAAGAAAGCCAAAGAAAAACAAGCAGATTTATGTATTACTTATACGCTGGCTAAACAATATTCACACTTGGAAGAAATAGAAGCAGATAACGGACGACCCATCTATTTTGATAAAAAGTATGATCATACCATGTATAGTTTATTGGATGACTATAAAAAAGAACAGATGAATATGGATCCAGAAGCATTTCGCCTCTTTTTACAGGAAAAATTATTAAAAAAACATGGAGTCTTACCGCAATATGTGGAAAGCATGACTGAAACCTTGATTCGTGGTATGCGTCCAGTGGAAAATGGACATTACGCCGTTTTGTATGATCGGGAGAATATGGGCGCGGATACATTTCAAATGCGATATTTTAAACGCGTAAATAATCGCTGGGAGCCGGACACCAGTCTTACTCCCGATCAAATGGCAGATAATGAATCCATGCTTTGTAATCTTCAACAAAATTGTATAGAAGTCACTAGAAAATATGACGCAATTTGTGAACCAATGGATATAAATAAAAAAACAATAGAACAGAATGCACTTCAAGAGATGATTCACGAATTTGATAAAACATATCACCAATCTAAAGAACAATTACAGCAAAGTCTGGAACAAGAATATGCTTATTCTTTGTCTATCCAAGGTAGACTGAAAGATTTGGCCACCGAGAGAAAATACAAGTATAATCTTCAACAAGTTCGGTTAGGGCTAAAAATAGAGGAAGAGGACATGGAGATAGTTAAAAGTCCTTATCAAAATTTGCGTGATTTAATTTTGGGCCAATCGGATTTTGTAAAAAAACAATGGGATATTCAGCGGTTTGCCATCAAATATACGAGAGAAGCCCTACGCACTGCCAGCGAGGATGAACATTGGCGCTATTGTATCCAAACAAATGTAAAATTGTTGCCGACATTCTTGTATGAGCTCGCTGGAGTTTGGTGTGAAAATCCAGATATGTATGTTCGTAAAATGGACTTGATTATCAAAGAGATTGGCACATTAAGTGAGGATGGTGACACTTGGGTAGATAAATACAGTGGATACGTTATTAAACAGATTGATTATGATACGGAAGAAGGATACGAAGCAGGATTTCGTATTCGCACGCGGGATATATTGGAACAAGATGCAGGGAATGCCATTCTAAATGCCAAACAAAAATCAGTGGAGCCGCAATCTCCATTGACAAAAATGATTCATAATATTATTCATGCTGTTTCTGGATTTATGGGGATTTCTATAGAAGAACAAAAGGAATTTATAGTTCGTATCGCCACTAACACAATTCAACGTGCTCTCCCGGTGGAATCTACGTATCAAACAACTATAGAAGAAATGGCCAAAAAAGGAAAAGCCATTCCCTCCTATAAAATGGTGTATAATTTGACCGTTCTTTATCTTTCTCTCGGAGCTCTTTTGATAGGGATACAAACAAGTATTCCCTCTATCAGAACTCGTAAAACATTTCCAGGTTGTGTGCGATCCTTTGACGGTTATCCATTTCAAGGATCTGGGGACGTTAGTGCACTGCGTTATATTACATGTATTGTGTATAAAATAAAGAATTCTACGGAACCATGGAATACATTAAATAAAACCAAAGAGGACAAAATATTTGAAAAATTAAAAACATTTATAGATACATATTTGCTCGTGAATGATGAGGTCATTCAAAAATTTCAGGAAAAGAATGCTTATATTTTATCCAATCCCCCCGAACTGGTTCCCAAGGAACACGATTTGAGTAAATGGTTAGGGTTTTTGCCGCCATTGGTAAAGTTTCAGTTGAAGCCATTTCCTCAGCCAATTTCTCCGGCATTTAAAAAGACGCTAACACATGATTTGCGAACAGGCTCACGTATTCAACGAGAGAAATTACTGGTGGTGGAATCACGAATATATCAATTTTCTCTCGCCATACAAGAACGAATACAGAAAATTTTGGATAAGAAAAAGTTGTTGCTTACAAATGCGGTCAATGAACCCTTTTTGGAAAACGCGTGTTGTAACGAGAAAGAGC